GTGGTGTTGGTGTGATGACGTGTATGAGTATTGTTGTCATTCTGTTTGCGATCTTGCTTATTGCCGTGAGTGCTGAAGCGTTTTGTGAAGCGCCGCGCGATATGCGGGATGTGTTTTGTTTTTTGGTCATGCTTGCTGTGAGCGTGGCTGTTGTTTTGGTTTTCATAGTGAAAGGTTTTTAAAATGGCTGAATATGATATGATGGTTGCTATATTCCCCTCACTGTTTGCGGGGGGTAATGTGGGATTATGGTACTGTCCTCACGGTCAACAGTACGAATTGCGTTATGCTGTCCAATTCCGTACTTTAGCTGGTTCTTTCAATGCTACCGCCTTGTGTGCGTATGATGCGGGTGATGGTAGTCAGGTGGTTGATCTTATGCTGGACGCTATCGATATCGCACGTACGCCATTATTAGATAGGGATTAGTCATGTATTTTCTTGGGTTTCTGCATTCGTGGACTTGCAAAAATTGTCCTTATTCTGACACGTATTGGCGCTTACGTGCGTTTTTGGCGGGAGTGAAACGCAAGGGCGACGCTTCTACGCCACCGAAACGGTGTCCGAGCATGGACTTGTGGTCTGACATGTGGTGGCTCGGTGCCGAATCTGATAGTGAAGAATTGGGGTTTTGATCATGTATGAAACGTTTGTTGCACTCGCATATTTGAGGCATGGCGATAAACCCCCTATTGAAGTGGGGTATGCCACGTCATACGATAAAGCCGCCGAGCTGATTCGCAAGTGGGCGGCAGTACCCACACATGTACGCAACATTGCATACTTCAGGGTCGAAAGGCGCTATTATGTTTAACCGTGGCAATGATAGGACGCCGATCTATCGTATGCGCCGGTTTGATGATGCGATCATGGAATCGCCACGTATTGTCAAGGCTACGAAAGGCCGGAAACGTGACCTGAATCTGAAACGCTATGATAAGGGGTATGGCGATTTTGAGACATGTTGTCGTGCTGTTACCATGCTGTGCGAATTGTGGCGCGACGGGGCTAGTCCATGGTTTACACAAGCTGTGATAACGGTATCGCAGATTTGCGGCAGTATGACCATATCGGACGGTTTTTCCGCAGCCCTGTCCCGCACGTACGACGTGGAATACTTGGACGGTACTATCAACCCGCCTAACCTGATCGCATGGTGCGCCGTCTGCGACGTCAAAGGGTGCACGTCATACGATTGCTGCACGATCTTTAACAGTCCACAAGCTCAAAATCTGATCATTTCCGTGTTTAAAAATTTTGACAGACTGGATACGACACGTTACAATGACATTGAATTGCAAAGAATCTTACTACAAGGGAGGTAATGCATATGGCCAGAACCAAAACCGATATTTTCCGTACGCGCGTCTATGCCGTGCTCAAGGGCATGGAACTTGTTGACGGCGACTTCATGGAAGCCGAGCATGTCATCGACGGGCGACTTAAGGACGCCCGAGCTTATTCGATTCGCGCGAAGAAACTGTTTCCAAACTTCATTCCACGTTCCATTAATATTTTTTCGCAAAAAGTTTCCATGAATGAGGAAACTTTTTACAAGTATGCGACTTTTGAGGAGCCGAAAGAATGGGACCCCGAAGAACATACAAAACGACACGCCGAAATTGAAAATAATGACGGCATGTGATATAAAAGATTTTAGGCATAAGCCTAAAAACAAAATAACAACAACATTATAAGGGAAGGTAATATCATGGAAAACACCAACACCGCACTTGTCGCATTCAACACCGAAAGCACCGAACTCGGCACCGTCCAGCACTTCATCGACACTTCCACCCGCGAAGGTAAGATCAAGCTCTACTCTGCGCTTCAGAATGCCGAAAAGCTCGACGAACATTTGAACGAAACGCTGAACATGGTGAATGCCGTCGCACAGGCCGTACAGGTGACGGACGATCAGACGGGCGAAATCTCCAACACCGTGCGCGTCATCATCGTAACCGATGACAACAAGGCGTATGCGGCCACCTCCCCTACTTTGGCGGCTGGATTGAACACCATGTTTGGTATCTTCGGAACCCCGAACACTTGGGAAGCTCCGCTTGCCATCAAGGTGGTGGAACGTCGTTCTCGCCGTGGCTTCAAGTTTTTCAGCATTGAGCCGGTGGACGAAGAGAGCAAGTGACCTTGCTATAATCGTTAAGTAGCGTTCATTCACAGAGAGCACCCTAATTGGGGTGCTCTCGCCATCTTAAGGACTGCACATGTCGCGAAACAAAAGAAAATCATCCCGAGCAGTCGCAAGTCAATATTATGCCCCTCACACCAACAATACCGGTATTGGCACGGTAGCCATCAAAGCGGACAGCAAGGCACGCAAGCACGTCAAGGCAAGACAGGCGGCGGAAGCACGTGCCGCCCGCAACATTAGCAAGCTGGGGTCATACTCTCATACGAATCTCGCCAAAACCGCCGACAAGCAATTGGTCAATATTGCAAAAACTCTAGGCAAAGAGTGGGAAAAGCAGAAGAAACAGGCCATAGCGGAAGCGAAAGCGACACCATACCATGCCACCGCCGTGGAAAAACCGACGAAAAAAGACATTATGTTCGCCCAACGCACGCCTATAACGAACGCGCAGATAGAAGCGGAACCCGTAGCGAAACGGCGCAAACTATTACGCCAGCAGCAGCGTAAAATCAATGCGGCACGGCGGAAAATCAACGAATGGAACAAAGCACAGGCCATGCCACGACGTAACGTATATGAGCAGCGTATGGCAGAAATCACCGGCACCACCGGCGAGGGATTCGGACGCACTCAGATCATCCCATCAAAACTCACGGATTTTCTGCAAATGACAAACGTCCTGAGTGATGAAGCTTTTGTCAGATCGCAATTGGAGAGCGGTCACCGTAATGAGCTGCTTGAGCAAATGCATGACGCAGCCGAAATCTTGGGACTGCGCACCGAGCAGAAACGCAAGTCCAAAAAACAGGGGACGGGCAAAAAGAGTAAAGACCTGTACGGCGAGCACGAATGGCCGTCCTACATGTCACGTGGACGTTATGAGGTTTTTGAGAAAATCTTGGCTACCTCACTTGGTTCGAAACGCCTTAAACGGTTCCGCAGCCTATCCGCTGCGCAGAAACGCGCTTTTATCGAACAGACCGATGCCCCGCGTATTGTTTTCGACTGGACGGTGTATGACCCAGTTCGACATGGCTTCACGTCGATTTTCAAGGGCAACAGTGAGGGCTATCAGCGCTCAAGACGGCAATTTGACCGGTGGATAGCGGAGGCGGGCGCACTGGAAAAGTAGCGGTCAATAACAATAACAAGGGAAGTTATATACTATGACGGTGAGCGACAATAGAGTTGGATTATGGTGTATGGATAACGTCATACGCTGCACGGACGGCACCGTGCTGCGTGACATTATCGCACCCAACCGCCTTTTGGCGTCCATCATGACGGGCTGCAGACTCACCGTCTACGTGACTAACCCTGATATTTTAGACCCGTTTATCGCACATGTCGTACATTCTCTCCCCCATAATGAGCATAACGCTAACCTAAGCTGGGACGCGATAGTATCCAAAAAGGGCAAATTTTTTAGTTTTACCGTCCGTATCGACCGTGAAAATTCCGCACGGTTTTTCGACATATCGAATCTGTTACGCGAAAACTGCCGACTCACCATGACCGATACCCAACTGCTCAACATTTTGCGCGAGTACGATCAGCGCGGCTTGTGCAAGATCACGGCAGGTGGTGCGAGTATGGAAGCGTTCGTGTCCGGCGAGTGGAAGTGGTATTACGACAAATTCCCACAATTGGAATCGGACGCCAAAAAATCATTGCATGACGCCTATATCGGCGGATTCATGGTTTCGAAAGAGGGGGCATACGGTAAGGCCATTGACGTTGACTGCAATAGCATGTATCCGAGCATATTGCGGGACGAATGGCTCCCATGGGGGCTACCTGAATCATATGACGGTGCGTATGTGCAGGATGATGATATGCCGTTGCATTGTGATGAATTGACGTTTCGTGCGGAACTCAAATCGGACGGATACCCTTTTTTGTTAGACAATCGTAGTATGTATGGGCTGAATCGACTCACCAGCACTAGGGGGTATGTGACAAGAGTATTGACTGATATTGATCAAAAATTGCTCTATGAGAATTATGAGGTAAGCGTCTACAGGCATGTGCGGGGGTGGAAGTTCCGGAAAAGCAAGGGGTTTTTCCGCTCGTTCATCGACGAATGGGGGGAACTGAAACAACGCGAGACAGGCGAGAAACGGCAAATGGCGAAATTGGTCATGAACGCGCTCGTAGGCAAAATGGCGAGCCTGCCCAAAGGAGCCGTCATGCTCCCCATGTCAAAAGACGGCATAACCCTTGACTGGGATATCACACAGAGAGGGGAATCGAATCTGAAACCCGACTATCTGCCCGTGCCAGTATGGGTCAACGCCTACGCGCGTCGTAAGCTTATGGACGTCTGCCATGCCAACTCTGATCGACTGCTTTACGCCAATACGGACGGGTGCATCCTATCAGGCTGGGAACCGGTGGAATCATGCGAAATCCACCCTACCGAATTGGGTAAGTGGAAAATCGCAGCCCGATACGAAAAACTGACCATACTCGGGATGAATAGATATCAAGGGTGGAAGGATGATGGGGACGTTGATATTTGCATGTCCGGAAACATGTTCTCCCGACCTATCCCGTATGAGCAATTCCATCATGGCGTGCAAGTCATGGACGATTACGGGACAATGGTTATGCTATAATAGTTATGTCTTGTGAGCGTCGATTTTCGACTGGGAGCAACATAGGCTGGACTGCCACGGCTGAGAATGCCGCCGGCCATGGAATCACTATCGTGGCGGTAGTGCCCTACGATCATCACTTTTGCGCTCTGATAGGACAGTCAGACCCCCGCGTGATTGCGGGGGTCATTTTATTTCCCTTGCAGCATGATATAATTTTGGTGGAAATATTGCCTATCGTAAGGAGCCTTGTATGGCAGACCCAAACAATGACGGCGAGGAAAACACTACCCCACCGCCCACCGAAGAAGAGACGCAGACCGAAACCGTCGATGATGAAATCAAAACGAAAGAACCGGAACCGGAACCGTCCGAACCGGACGTAAGCGCGCGACTTGATTCGATCGAAAAGGAATTGGCCGCGCTCAAGGCCATGATGGACACGCTCGGCTACACCGACCCCGCCCCGTCCGACAATGACGGTGACGGCGACGAAACGCAAGAGTCCATCGAAGATTTGTTCGACTAAAATAGTTAGGAGATAATATAATGTCTAATATTCGACCGTTGGCCGGTAAGGGTGACGTAGAGATTTTCAACGCCGTCCGAAACGCCACTTCCCCCCAGTTTCAGGTGCGCATTCCGTCCGCGACACAGGGCAATATCCGTAACGCCGTGGACACCATGCGCAACTTCCCCTACTTGCGCGACGAGTTTACGGGGGTATTGATTCAGCGTTTGATCGGCTTGTACATCCAGCACGCGGACTGGGATGATCCACTCAAGCTGATCGGCTCCCCCCGCACCCTGAAGCGTTACGGAAGCACGTACGAGCAGGCCGCGGTTGGCCTTGTCAAGGCACGCACCCGTAATTTTAACAAGGAATATTTGGGTGATGATGTTTACGGGCGTTATTCGCTGCCTACCGCTTCCGTGTTCCACCCCCTAACGTTCGACCATTATTACCCCGTCACCATTCCGGAAGACGCGCTGTTGACTGCGTTCGACGGCGAGTCCGGCATGGCGGATTATATCGCGGAAATCATGAACGCCCCTATCCTCAGCGATAGGAATGACATGTATCTCATGAAGACACAGTGCTTTGCCGAGTACGCTCGCAAGGGGGGATTCTACCGAGTCCACACCGCAGATGTTGGTGCGGCAAACTCTTCCGAAGCGGACGCAAAGAATCTTTTGCGACTTATCCAGCAGACCGCCAACGAGCTCAAGGCGTCTCCAATGTCGGCCATGCCACGATACAATGCCATGAGCTGGGTTACCCCATGGCGTGATTCGGAGGCAATCCTCTTCGCCACGCCACAAGTAATCGCAGCGCTCAACGTGGAAGCCCTTGCCGCCGCCTTTAACATTGACAAGGTCAATGTCCCGTACCGTATCATTCCTATCCCCGAAGACATGTTCGGCATTGGCGGTGCCGGTGGCAAGGTCCAGGCCGTGCTGACCACGGAAGACTTCTTCTTCTGTTGGGACGAAATGCTGGAAACCACGAACTCCCCAGTCAATCCGATTGACGGAACGCGCAACATTTTCTACAAGCATAGGGGCAGTATTACCCCTAACCCGTTTGCTAATGCCGTGCTGTTTTGGACGGGCGAAGGCTCCAGCGAGTCCGTAACATTGCCGGATACGCTCACCACCTCCACGCCAGAGTTTACGTTGCGTGTGATGAAATATGGTCAGCCATCGGTTACCCCCGAAAACGTGTCTCGCGGTGACTTGGTGCAGGTTGAGTCTGAGATCACCAGCGCCAACAAGGACGCTGCAAGCTTCCAGCCGGTCGGCATCGAATACAGGGTTGAGGGTGCAATCTCACAGTTCACCTCGATCGATAACGGGGGTATTCTGCGCTGCGGACTGGACGAAACCGCCGAAATCCTCAAGGTCACCGCTCAGGCCACCTATATTGACCCCGCCCACCCCGAGATCGATCAGACGGTTTCCGCAGCACTGTCCGTGCCGGTTGTCGGCGATTGGCTCGGCGGCTGGAAGACGGGAGCCATCGAATCCCTTGAAATCCAAGGCGAAAAAACGGTCAAGAACGGCGAGCATATCGCGCTCAAGGCCATTGCCACCAAGACGGACGGCAACACCGCTGATGTGACCAATCTCGCCATGTGGACGGTAGATCAGCACGCAACTATCACCCCTAATGGCGTATTGACCGGCACTGCGGTAGGAGCGGCCACCGTCACCGCGAAATTCGCGGGAGCCACCGGAACGGCGCAGATCACCGTCACCGCCTGACATTAGGCGATAACCGGTAAAATAGGTGTGGATAGACTTTTATCCACACCTATTATTTTTAGGAGGATTTTATGAGCGCAAACGACTTGCCAATCAACTTTTCGTACGCAAAATGGACGCCAAACACGAAATTCAAATTGTGCAACGTGCCTTGGGACATGGGCTATAGGGATATCGTTAAATGGGATAGACAGTCTCAAAAAGAGTATTTCGACCGTTTGGATGGTATCGAATTCACCGACTGCACCATGGCCAAGTACGGTCTGCCGGTACGATTGCCGGTACCGTTCGCGCAAGCAAGCCAATATAATTATCTGATCGCTACGAACGATTATGATTTCGACACACCCCGCAGTTGGTATTATTTCGTCCAGACATGCGACTACATCAACGCGCATACCACTCAGCTCAATATTCAACTGGACGTGTGGCAGTCATTCCAGCATGATATTCGGCTTGGCAATGCCTATGTTGAGAGGGGGCATGTCGGGGTTGCCAACGAGAATGCGTGGAAGGACTGGGGGAAAACCTATCTCGATCTGCCCGAAGGACTCGATACGGGCAAATGCACCGTACTCACTAACGAATCGTGGAAACCATTGATGGACGTGGCCGAACGCGACGGGGTGAAATACACATCCTATGGGCTTATCATCGTAAGCACCACAGACCTTGAAGCGGACACGGGCACCAAGGATAATCCGGTAGTCAACACCGCCACCGGCAGCGCTTTCGAAAGCCAGCTCAACGGTACCAGCATGTACTATTTGGACACTCCCGCCGATATTGTCACATTTTTCACTGAGGGCATGAATGCGCCATGGGTGACGCAAGGCATTTGCGGAATCTACGCCGTACCACATCTCCCGCAAGCGCTATTGGACGGTCAACCGAAAAAGACGGAACTTTTCGGCCATTCGGTCAGCTTTACCGGAAATTGTTGGGAACTGCGCAAGCGGAACGACAATAGCAACGCACGATACACGGACATTATCAGCCTGAAGAATTTCCGCGACGCTTTCACTTTGCCCGAACGATATAAATATTTGAAGAAATTCCTTACTGCCCCCTATGCGTATATCGAATGCTCGTGTCTGAATGGTACGGTGATCACGTATGAGCCTGAGCAGATACCGAGCGCGGACCTGATCATCAGGGAGACATGGGATTATGCGCCCCCCTCTCCACGTTTGAATTTTTACGCGAGAGGATATCATGCCGGCAATCTCGGCGACCGTCAACCATTGCCGGACGGCAAAGGATTGCCGATCGATACGGGCGAAATGCTCAACGCATCATTTGGCATCACCAATTTCCCGACCTTTATGGCCGTCAATAACGGGTCTGCCTTGGCTCTCGCGAACAGCGCCTACACACGTGCCTATGCGCAGCAGAGCGCCGATTGGGGGTATCAGAAAACCCAGATGGGCATCAACAATGCCTACGCTCAGGCACAAGTCGGAACGCAGTATGCGAGCGAACAGAACAGGCTCGGTACCGCGAACCGTAACGCCATGATGGCGATCAATAATCAAAGCGCTCAAATGTCCTCTGATCTGACTCTGAAGAACCTGAGTTTTAACAATCGTATGAATCAGATCAATACGGTAGGGTCAGGTGCCGCAAACGCTATTGGCTCGCTCGCAACCGGCAATGTGGGGGGTGCGGTGGGCGCTATCGCTGGAACCGCCATCGGCGCATGGGCAAACCAACAATCCTACGATAATAGCGTGTCCAGCAATAGTCAGGCACTTTCGAACACGTTTGCCACCAATGCCGCAACCACCTCACAGGCTAACGCCTACAGTCTCGCGCAAACCAACTTGAGCAATCAGCAGACCATGCAGATTGCCGATATGAACAAACAGCTTGCGCAGGCGACGGCGCAAGGTGATTATGAGAACACGATCGCCGGCATCAACGCCCAAGTGCAACAGACACGGACGGTACCCCCTACCACGTCCGGCGCGTTGGGCGGTGACGCATTCAATTTGGCAAACGGGTTGATCGGTGTCATGGTGCGTTTCCGCCAGATACCCCCAGCCGCCATGCAAGCCATCGGTGAAGTATGGTTAAGGTACGGATATTACGTCCAACGCTTTATGAAACTGCCCGAAAATTTGATGGCAATGAACAATTTTACTTACTGGAAACTGCACGAACTGTACGTACGTTCGAGCACATGCCCCGAAGAGTACCGACTTACCGTCAAAGGCATTTTCGAATCCGGCGTGACCGTATGGACTGACCCCGACAAAATCGGTGTCACCGATTACGCGGACAATACGCCACTAGCCGGTATCTCGTACTGACTGGATATAATGGAGAGAGCATATTAACTCTCTCCATTATTTTTTTAGGACGGTGACCATGGGTAAACGCAATAATGCGCGCAAGGCCGCACATTGGGATAACCAGAGTGTTTTAGGCTCAATGTGGGGCAATCTTAATCTCCCCGAAATGCGGCAATCATTACGCATTAATCAGTATATGAAATTGATTGAGATGCTGGCCGTAAGTCGCTTTAAATGGATTAACCTCCCGCCGTATATAGACGAACGTTATCTAGAATTGACGCTTTTTGAAAACGGTCTCGCCCTCTTTTTTC